TATCTATTGCAGCTTGTTGCACAAAGATGGGCTACAAGAAGAAATTAAAAATTGGGAAAATTAAGTTAGGTCGGTCTTGGGTTTCTCAGTACACGTTAGAACCACATATGATTGAGGCTGAAAAGGTGGAAGAACCCCGTGATCTGCTAAACCCGTTTGACATTAGAAACGCAAAGGGTATCTTTACTAAGGCTGAATATGCTTCTATGAACGCACAGGCTGTACGTTTGTTTGGCAGAAAACCTACAAATGAAATAACCAACAATCAATTTATTTGATACAATGTTTTGAAACACGGCTAGTTCGGACTAATTACCCGATACGAAAAGAGAAGTCTCCCCTCCTGCCGCAGTTTCTTTTTGGGAGAATTGGAACATGAGACTACTATGCACTACTACAAGTTCAATATTGCCGACTATCGGAAAGACACTGGTCATCTTTCTACAATAGAGCATGGCATTTATCGCCAGTTGATTGATTGGTATTACCTTGATGAACAACCCATTCCAGAGGAAACCCAAGTGGTTATCAGGCGGTTACGTCTGGGTTCTGACGAGGTTAAATTTCTTGAAAATGTTTTGTCAGATTTCTTTGTTTTGGGCAAAACAGGATACATGCACAAACGCATCGAAGTTGAAATTAAAGATTATCAAGAGCAAGTTGAGAAAAACAAGAACAATGGGAAGCTAGGCGGTAGGCCAAAGAAAACCCAGTCGGTTATTTCTGGGTTGCCAGATCAAAGCCAAAATAACCCTAACCAAGAACCACTAACCACTAACCATAAACCAAAGAGAGAGATAGCAACTATCGTTGCCTGTCCACCAGATGTTGACCAACAAATTTGGGATGATTGGAAACAACTCAGGAAAGCCAAGAAAGCTCCTGTAACTGAAACTGTGGTTTCAAGTGCTAGACAAGAAGCGTCTAAAGCAAACATGAGTTTTAGCGACTTCCTTACAGTTTGGTGTGCGAGAGGTTCTCAGGGTTTGCAAGCTGATTGGCTAAAGCCCGAGGAAAAGAACCTAAGCAAAACTGGTCAAATGAACCAAAGAGTTATCTCTGGTTTAACAAGAGGTTTAATTGGAGGTGGCAATGTCAAACTACTTGGAAACTGATTTCTGTACGCAAGACCAAGGATTAGATTACATCTTTGCGAGAATGATGGCAATCTTTGGAACACCATTTAACCGACACTTTGATGGCATAGACCCAGAGTTTGTGCGACAGGAATGGAAAAACCAACTAGGTCGATTCCTGACATACCGCCCAAGCATGGACTTTGCCATTGCCAAACTAGAGGGTGAGTTTATTCCGAGCGCAATAAAGTTTAGGAATCTGTGCAATTCTGGCCCTGCAATTCCTGTTAAGCCTGTTGTTCAGATTGAACGCAAGAAAACGCTGCATGAGCAAATTGAGGCTGACAAAGCAAGGGCTGAAGGATTAGCAAAACTTGCTGAACTTAGAAATAAATTTAAAGGTCAATCATGAACAACCCATTTGAAATCAATAGCCCAACTTGCATTAGTTTTTCTGGTGGCAGAACTAGCGCATATATGCTGTACAGAGTCTTAGAGGCTCACCACATGAGCCTACCGCCAGAAGCAGTTGTTTGTTTTGCCAACACAGGCAAAGAAGAAGAGGCAACCCTAAAGTTTATTCACGATTGCTCAACAAACTGGAATGTTCCAATTGTTTGGCTGGAATGGAGAGACAATAAAGTTGGCTATGAAGTTGTTTCCTACGAAACTGCTGCCAGAAACGGAGAGCCTTTCCGAGATATGTGTATCAAAAAGAAGGCCCTGCCAAATGGTTTTATGCGGTTTTGCACTGGTGAACTAAAAATTGACATTGTTCACAAGTATTTAAAAGACCAAAATATTGGAACGGATGAGAATCCATGCGACCAGATGGTTGGCATTCGTTCTGATGAGCAAAGGCGAGTAGCCAAAATGAGAGGTTCTAATGGTGCTCAACGAAAGAAAAATTGGATTGGAGACTTTTTGACTCCCCTAGCAGATGCTGGAGTAATAGCTTCTCACATTGGTGATTTTTGGGAATCTCAACCATTTAACTTAAATACGCCAATGTATAACGGGAAAAGTTTTCACTCAAATTGTGATTTATGTTTCCATAAGCCCGTTTCTCAATTAGTTTCTCTGATCCAAGAAAAGCCAGAAAGAGCGGTTTGGTGGGTAGAAATGGAAAGCTACGCAAAAGATAACTTTGCCAAAAGTGTCATTCATTTCTCCAGAGATCATCCAACTTATGAAACCATGGCCAAATATTCTTCCCAGCAAAAAGATATGTTTGATCCAAATGAAGAGGCAATTGCTTGCTTCTGTGGAGATTAAATGTCTCACTACCAGGCTATGCAACTACTGGACAAGGTACGTGAAGGCGTACCATTTCCGATACACCTGATAAACAAAGCATTGGAGTTAACTGGTGACTTGGAGCAGGCGTAATATTCAAGGCCCAAGCGACAGAGTAATCCTTGAGCAAGCAGAAGCAAGAGAGCTTTATCGGAATTGGGAGTGGGGAAAGAATCGTGACCTCATTAGAGCCAGATTAGAACGAGCCGAGCGAATCTATGGCACTGGCGCAAGGGATCGCATACGTTTTTATATGCAACAAATGAGAGAAGGACAACTTTTATGACCAAAGAAGAATTGCATGAATTGTTTGAATATAGAGATGGAAATCTATATTGGAAAATAAACAGAGTAACAAAAAAATGTATTGGGAAAAAAGCTGGTTCAAAGTGTAAAAATGGTTATGAGCATATTCAAATAAATTACAAATACATCTACAGTCATAGAGCTATATTTTTATATCATCATGGGTATCTTCCAAAAATACTTGACCACATAAACGGCATTAGAGATGACAACCGAATTGAAAATTTAAGAGAGGTAACGTCTTTTCAAAACGCATGGAACATGAAAACTAAAATTGGTAATAGCGGTGTAAAAGGCGTAACTTGGGACAAGGCGCATAAAAAATGGTTTGCTCAACTTAGAGCTAAAAATAAAAAGATATATATCGGAAGATTTGAATCATTAGAAGATGCAGAACAGGCATACAAAAACCACCTTCAACTACATCATGGAGAATACACAAGAGACGGGACATTACTATGACCTTTATGGTGACTTTTATGGTTGAAGGAACACCAGTACCCAAAGGCAGACCAAGGTTTGCTAGAAGGGGCAAATTTGTGTCAACTTACAGTCCCAAGACTACTGTTGACTACGAAACCAAGGTCAGCGAGGCAGCACAAATAGCAATGGGCAGTAGCGAACCCCTAGAAACCCCTGTGGGAGCGTACATCTACATAACCTTACCGATTCCCGCTAGTTACAGTAAAAAGAGAACCCAAGCCTGTTTATCAGGAGAGGAACGCCCAACAAAGAAAAGTGACATAGATAACTTCTGCAAAGCGGTATTTGATGGGATGGGAGGAATTGTTTTTGTAAATGACAGTCAGATTGTTTCGCTTCATTCTACGAAGGTTTACGGGACTGTTGGCATGGTAGAAGTAATGGTGAAAGAAGAGCTTATCTAAGGGTAAGTCCCAATAGAAAAAGAAACAAACAAGAGTAAATTAAAGGTTTTAACAAGGGTGAATATTATGAATACATGGGAATTTGACACAACAATTGGACAAGGTAGTGAAGTCGTTACTGTTGTCTATGAATACGAAATAGACGAGGACAAATCCACCTATAACGAGTCAGTCAAGGAAGTTTGGTTCTCTGGGCGTGATATTGTGGGATGTATGTCAGAAGAGGCTTGTGCTGAATTGGAAATGGAAGCAGCAATGCGTTTTCAGAATCACAAACTCAACTACAAAATGGAGGATGTATGAACAAAGAAGACATCATCCGAATGGCGAAAGAGGCTAGGTTTTATATTGAAGACGATGAGGCTAATACCTTGTCCAACAAAGAAGATTTTAAGTTAACCGAACATCTTAAAAATGATTTAACCGAACACCTAGAACGCTTTGCCAAACTGATAGCAGAGCATGAACGCAATGAAATAATCGAAATTTTGGATGCTTCAACTGGCTATGTTCATATGGATGCAATCAGGGAAAGAACATGAGCGATAACCCCCATAAGGCGGTGCAATTCCTGATTGACACTGCACCCCTCTACAGTAAGGCCAAGGCCACTAGGATGTACTTAGAGGAATTCAGGAAAAGCCGCAAAGCCCAGCTCATGAGCCAAGCGGGAACTGAGGTTCTAGGAAAACAAGAAACTTATGCCTATGCTCATGCTGACTACATCGAAATACTCGAAGGAATCAGGGAAGCAGTGGAACTAGAAGAGCGTTATCGTTGGCTTATGACGGCTGCACAAACCCGCATCGAGGTATTTAGAACCGAGCAATACAGTGCTAGGCATGAAATAAAAAACACCCAATGAACAACAAACTAAGCGCAAGGGAAAGGCTACACCTAGCAAGGGTTAAAAACCTACCTTGTAGCGTTTGCCAAGCATCAGGGCCAAGCGAGGCGCATCATTACAAACAAGGGCTGCAATATACCTGCATCGCTTTGTGTGTAGATTGCCATCGCAATCCAGTAATGGGATGGCATGGGCAAAAACGTGCATGGGCAATCAATAAAATGGAAGAAATAGACGCACTGAATGAAACCATCCGTAGATTGTGCGAGGAAATGCCCATTAAAGGCCATAAAACCCCGTTCTAGGCGTTTTTTATCATCGGTGCATAGTAGGGTAGCATAAACCAAAAAAAAGCCCGTAAAGGCTTAAATTTTAGGCAACAAAAAACCCGCTCATTAGGCGGGTTCTAGGTTTATCGTTTACCTGAGAGTATTCGCAGAATCAGGGCTGCAATGGCATAAATCATTTATTTCCCTTAAATTGTGCAGCAGCCACAGCATGGCGCATCGATGCAGCGACCACGTTTATTTCGGTAGAAGGTAGAAGGCCCGTTCTCACCGATGAAGGTTATAGTGTCCGAATCTGGTTGCAATTGTGCTGTTTTATTACTTGTGTCATACAAAATATAATCCCCTGGCTTAATAAGTGCGCCAGATAACTTACATTTTCCAAAATATTTTGCTTTCATTGTTTTAAGCATAGTGAACACCCCTAATTTGAACAAAGCCGCCATTGTCTTTTTTTGCTTTCCCTTTGGCATACAAAGCCACAACTACAGATTTTGGTTCTATGTGGCGCACATCGCTATTGTCTCCATCAATTACATTCCAGCCACGAAAATTATTAGGGATATCGCTTTGTTTTTGGAAAACTACGGCCGTACGGGAATTATTAGGGTTAGTTAAACCCTTAATTGATATCGGTTTTGGGGTAATGGCTGAAAAACTATATGTAAGGTCATAATTACCCGCTGTTTTCCCGTCTAATTTGCGTGATGGGTGTTTTGTATAGTCGTAAAACTGTACATCAGGGAATAACTGAAAAATTGTTTTTCCATCATGCACAATAATATTTTCAAAAGCGATATCGCTTGTACCATTGGGACGCACCAAAGGGTTTAAACCGATGCGCTTTGCTTTATTAGCCAAAGTCCACACGTCAGCACACAAAGAGAGCATGAAAGCTGCTTCATTATTGTAAAAAAACTGTGTTTTTGATTCCCTGGCTTTTTGTACGCTGTTAAATGCGCCACGCCCTGCACTTTTTAGGCAACCCTCGAAGCAGCCAGCCAGTTTAGCCAAAGGGCAAAGTATTTCATCGGGTACAAGATAGACGATACCCGTTAAATAGCCGATCTTTTCACCCTTAATTGTTTTTGCCGATGATTCCCCCAAAATTGTTTTGTAGGGTAAGCCACGAGCAGCCAAAATAGTTTTGTATGGATTTTTCATTGTTGACACCTATTGACAGTTAAAAATTAGAATTCTAGGGGCGCAAAACCCCTAGTAAATGGGTGAAAACCCTAGTTATTTGACCAAAACGTCAAAATAATCCAGTAAACCTATGCAAAGCACAAGGGCTATTGCAAGTGCAGCGGCATAGTCTAAAAATTGATCGTGCATGGTTCTCCCCTTACAAAAGCCAAATGTAAATAGCTGTTGCATTAGGGTGCATGGTCAAAATTTGCTTTTCCAGCTCATAGCGATCATTTGCCCAAATAGCATCGGCATGGTGTTTATGATTGCAAAAATAGTTTATGCCAAAATATTTCATTGTTTGCCCCTTAGAGTGAGGGTGAATCGGTGCAAATACAAACGAACTGTTCAAATTTTGGTGCACCAAATAATGATTGCACAATGACATTTCGGCCCGTGTGTGTGTAGCTCACAATTTTCATTGTTTTGCCGTGTACTGCAATGTATTGGCCAATTTTGTATTGACCTTTTGGGATAAAAGCAAATTTCATATTAAAGCCCTTAGAGTTGACACTTTCACTTGAAAGTAAAGTAATTTTATGGCCTAAAAAATAAAAAACTATTAGGACAAACCCTAATAAAGTACAATTATTTCAAATTATTTATTTAAGGTTTAGACAATGGCCCGCCCGCCTAAGGTAGATACAGTGCAATTTAGACGAAAGCTGGATAACCCCAAGCTGCAGATTCTATTGTCAGCGGGTCAGGGCAATATTAGTCAGGGTTTTGAAAACCTATTGAGCCTTTACCAGCATTTGCATTGCCTGGGATATAGAACGGATAGCCCCTTAGAGACAATAGGGTTAGTAACTAACCTATCCGAAAAGAAAAGGGATAGCCCTAACCATGTCAATCAATAGGGTAAACAGTAAGGGATAAGACAAGGGATAGATAAGACTAGATCAATTCAAGTACATCAAAAAAGGTGCTTCGATCTCTTACACTTTCCTAATTGCAAATAAGAATCATTCGCATTTAGACCACTGTATGTATGACCATGAGGGTAAACCCTGATAGGGTAAACGAGTAGGTAGAAACCCTTAGGTAGAAACCCTAGGTGGTGGGATGTATGGGGGGGGAGGGGGTAGGTTGGGTTGGTAGATATTTGTGGTACATCCCCCATTCTGAAAAAGCTAAAATGAACTAATCCATTCCAAGGAGGACAAAATGGAAAAAAGAGGAAGAGGAAGACCCAAGGGGAGCGTTAAGATGACCATACAGAGGTTTGCTGACAATCCACCCCTTGTACTACCTAAGACAGACCATCAACGTCTTAAGGAGCTTAAAGAGCTGATGATTAGGAGTGGAGGTAAGGATGTGGCTCAGAAGGTTATTGAGATAGCCCTTAATGATGAGCATCCACATCAATTGGTAGCTTTGAAGATGTGTCTTGATAGGACTCTTCCTGTTTCTTTGTTTGAAAAGGACAAGTCTCAGAGAAGTGCTGTAACCATCAATATCACTGGTTTAGGACAAGAGCCTACGATTATTGATGAACAACCAGAAGACGTAGAGGCTAAATATGGTTAATTGGATTCTTACTGTTAACAGACCATCTTATTTGGAAACACAGGCGTTGTTAGTTCCTAAAGATAAGATTACTGAACTGATTACCAAAATCTTAGAAGATGAGGGTGTTTGGGCAGATGGTGACTACATAACCATTAAGCCTACCAAGATGGAGTATTTTGATGGCTGATCTGAACTTCTCTCTACTTCCTTGGCAACAAGAGGTATTTAAGGATACGACTCGGTTCAAGGTTGTGGCTGCTGGGCGTAGATGCGGTAAGTCTCGTATGGCGGCAGTTACCCTACTGATTGAAGGACTCAAGTGTCCACAAGGCTCTGCGGTTCTCTACGTTAGTCCCACTATGGGACAATCAAGACAGATTATTTGGGACTTACTGCTAGACCTTGGTAGAGAGGTTATTCAAAGCAGTCACGTTAACAACCTAGACATTACCCTGATAAACGGGGCTAGGATATACGTTCGAGGTGCGGATAGACCTGATACGCTCCGTGGAGTCTCATTGACCTATGCCGTACTAGACGAGGTTGCCGACATTAAACCTGAAGCATGGGAACAAGTCATTCGAGCAAGTTTGTCTGATAAACGGGGTAGAGCACTCTTTATTGGCACTCCCAAAGGACGCAACTGGTTCTACGATACCTTCAAACTAGGCGAGTCAGAGGATGATCCTGATTGGAAGTCGTGGCACTTTACCACTGCTGATAACCCACTGATTGACCAAGCAGAGATAGATTCTGCTAAAAAGACCCTAAGTTCCTTCGCTTTCAAGCAAGAGTTTATGGCTTCTTTCACCAATGCGGGTTCTGACATCTTTAAGGAAGAATGGATCAAATATGGGGTAGAACCTGATTATGGAAGCTACTTTATCGCTGTTGACCTTGCGGGATTCGAGGAAGTTGCCAAACAAGCAGCTAACTCTAAGAAGCGTTTGGACGAATCTGCCATCTCAATAGTGAAGGTGACAGACGATGGGAAGTGGTTTGTTAAGAAAATTGAACACGGCAGATGGGACATCCGAGAGACTGCCGCCAAGATTCTGATGGCTATTCGAGACTACCGCCCTTTAAGTGTGGGGATAGAGAGGGGGGCGTTAAAGAACGCTGTTTTGCCCTATCTTTCGGACTTAATGCGAAAGAACAACACCTTTGCTCATATCGTGGATTTGACCCACGGGAATAGAAAAAAAGCAGACAGAATAATCTGGGCTTTACAAGGTAGGTTCGAGCATGGCAGAATTGTGTTAAATTCGGAAGAAGATTGGGATGAGTTTGTAGACCAGTTAATCCTGTTCCCTGCTCAAGGAGTCCATGATGACTTGCCTGACTCCCTCAGTTACATTGACCAACTGGCTGTTACATCTTACATGGAAGAAGATGACAGTGAGGATTGGCAACCTGTAGATATTATTAGTGGGGTATAAGAATGGAATTCCAAGAACCTAGCGACTCAGACAAAGAGATAGTTAACTTTGTTGTCAACCATTGTGATAGATGGAGGGATTGGAGAGATGTCAATTGCCTATCTGATTGGCTAGAGTACGAGCGCATCTTCAATGGTGAATGGGATGTCCAAGACAAAACCCGTGAGTCTGAGCGTTCTAGAATCGTTACCCCCGCTACCCAACAAGCCGTAGAGACACGCCATGCAGAAATCATGGAAGCCATCTTTGGTCAGGGTGAGTTCTTTGACATTCAAGACGATATTCGTGATGTCAATGGTAGCCCCCTAGATGTTGCTGCAATCAAAGCACAACTGATGGAAGACTTCAAAGTCGACAAGATTCGTAAGTCTATTGACCAGATTGAGCTGTTGGCAGAAATCTATGGTACGGGCATCGGTGAGATTGTTGTCAAAACAGAGAAAGTCTTTGTCCCCGCTACTCAGGCAATACCTGGTCAAATGGGACAAGCCGCTATCGGAGTGGTAGAACAAGACCGCATTGCAGTCAAAATTGTTCCTGTTAACCCCCGTAACTTCTTGTTTGACCCCAATGGAACATCT